CCACTAGTAGCCTGACGAGGCATATTAGCTGCGCCGAGGATGGTAACATCATACACATCATCAGGAGCAACAGCCTGTTCACGCAATACTCCGCCCAGGATGATGATATCCCTAGAACGAAGATTGGCCTTTAGTGTGGTGAAGTCAGTGAATGAACCACGCGGCCCATTACCCTGAGGGAATAGATAGAATACGTTGCTGATTTTCCCCAGACGATTACTGGAGATTGAAAGGTCACGACTATCCTGACGAAGTTCTCGCCAGAACCCTGCTTGAGACATTGTGTATCCTCCAGCCTTTTCGGCCAGCGTTACTACGCCAAAGGACTACTGAAACGTCCTACGCTTGTAGGATGCTCTGAATGGTCTACGCCTTGTTACAATAGCCTGTCTACCCTTAGTTCCGATACCAGTAGCCCTGCCCATTGCTAATGCGGCAAAACCATTCAGGTCGTCTGCGCGAGATTTATTTTCACCGATAAACTCAGCGCATAATGCAGCAGTTCGATACTGCAAGAATGTCTGTGCGTTGATTACACCAATCGGAGAAGTTTCATCTACGACAGGAGTAAACAGATTACGTGTATATTCCATTTTAATATCATTATCTTGGTCAGTAGGAAGTAATTTAATCATCTGAGATTCCCATACCCAGAATATAAATTGATTAATCTCGACACCTTCCATAAAGAGTGGAATAGCATCGACTTTAGTCATTGGAATCCAAGGGTCAATACCCTCAGTTCTTTCCCATAGTTTTTGAGGTTCAATTAAATCGCTAGGTAATTCAGGTAGCGGGCTAACGCCAAATTCTATAGTTTCAGTTCCTGATGGACAGTTAATAACAGCGGATGTAGCAGCAGTAACAGGTATATCATTCAGCTCAAATTCCTCCTGAAGTTCCTGCAACGCAGTATTCAGATGAGGAATCTGAGCCGTATAGGTGTAGACTGTTCTGGCTACATCATTTAAGGACGCAGCGGCTGCATTCATTACAGTCCCTGCGACTAAATCGTATGAGTTAGCCATTAAGCAACCTTCCGTCGAGCTAACTTACCGCCCCAGGTTCCGATTAATTTACCATGCTTAGGTTTTTCAGCAGGTTTAATCGGTTTAGATTTCTCTACAGTAATAGTAGGAATGAATCCTGCGATAGCTTGTTCGCACATGAGAACTTGCACTGCTTCTCTTTCGGCTACACTTAGTTGTTCCCTAGTAAGGTAGCCTGAGCGAATTAAATCTAGCAATATCGCAGGATGCATATTACTGTGCGAATTTAATGTTAGCCGCGTTGGGATGATTCATGTCAATAGCACGGCACGACGGACACACAGGGTAATCGGGACTCTTTGGTGTGCCACACGCGAAGCAACGCTCCTGACGCATCATCGTGAAACTCTGCATCCAGTCCTTATTATCAACTCCTATTTCTTTTGCAGCGAGTCTCATGTCATCGCTAATAGCTAAGGGGCTACCACCCGAGCGAGCCCACATAGTATCAGCAATGTTGATGAGTTCCTCATACCAACGCTTCTGTTTTGTTGCAGCAGCATCAATTTCATGCTGGAATGACTTACGAAGCGTAGTAAGGGTATGCTCGCCTGCGACATAGAATAGTCCAGGCTTAACATCACTCATATTACAGCCGATGATTCCATTGCAGTAATCGTTAACAACCGAATCTGCAACCTGAATAGCACCGTTAGTAATTTCAAGTAATGGCTGTTCCTCGTCAATTTCACGCCACCAGGAACTGCTACCTACTACTAATAGTGCAGGTTTCTCGTAAGAGCCTGGAAACAATTCAAAAACTCCAGGTGAAATAGTTACTTTGTATTCCTTAATATGTTTAGGATAGATTGAACAAATAGTAGCTTTATCAGCAGGATTAATCGGTCCACGAATAGTCCTACGCCGATAATCTGCTAATCCGGGAAATCCACCTATTTGACTCATTAGTTATCTCCAAATTGCTTATGGGGCACAATTATGGCCTCACCACCACCTTGGTTACGGCTGAGGGTCGCGCCCAATAACCCTGTTTCATCGCCATATAGTTCTTCAACTATCTTGTCGATTCCTGCCCTACGCGTTGCAATATACTGTTCCTGAGAACCTTCCTCTGGGTCAGTATATCTCGCAGTAGGTAATCTGTCGGGCGATTCATTGCCCATAATCATCATCTTCGCTACAATCTGTGCAGACAGAGTAGAATCGATGATGAACTTGCACTGCTCTAAAGTAGGTGCGACATAATCATGTTTACCAGTATATTTATTAGTTTTGAAGAATGTAATTAGTGGCTCGTAGGAAATCTTAGCTCCTGCGAGTTCCTTTTGTTGATAATCCGGAACTACAACCAATCGCTCCAGGATATGTTTCTCCTGAATCCATTGCTTGTATTTCGGCATTTCTCTTACTTCAGTGACAGTCCTGATGAAAATACCAGCAGGAGTAATATCATCGAAAGTTCCAAAACGCTTCTCATATTCATCTTCAGACCAAACAACCTTAAACATCGGTAGGCCAGAGACGGTATCGACTCCATATAACTCTTTTAGCGATTTGTTTATCGCTTCGATGATATGTGGCGCTTCGATTTGAACCTTCACTGGCCTACCTCTGTCCCTTATCCTACGTTACCGCAGGACGCCACCACTTTGCTGTAGACGGGTCATACACCAAAGTGAAAGCCTGATTTTGAATCGGCGTGTATGCTGAATGAATGTTACCCGTGGTCAGTAATGCACCAGGAGCACCATTCGTAAAGATAAACGTCAATTCGCAATAACCAGAAACGGGCGGGGTAATAGTAGCAACCTGCACGGTTCCGGTCACAAACGTCAGTTTAGTAGTAGGAGCAATAGTAGCAGCCGATGCCATAGTAACAGGTAACGGCTGCTTATCGCTCTGAACGGTGGAGAAATTCTGAGAGAGAAGGTCGGACATGATACCCTCCTATCAGTATCCCGCCGGGACTGCCAGATTATCGATATAGGCAGTGGCAGCAGGATTATTCACGAACGTCTGCATACCATTGACCATATAGAAAATGTCAGCCGCAGCGACACCACCAGAAGCCGAACGGATTTCAAAGATATTCCTACCATCGGTCTTGTAGAAACCAATGGGAAGAATCTCACCGCGGCCCCACACTTCGTCAGAGACAAAGTCAATACGAGTTTTATCCCAGTTGAAAGATGGCTTGTCGGGAGCGCCCGCAAACTGCATCTTATCGAAATACATGTTCAGTGAGCCCTCACCCTTACCATTGTTATTGGGCTGCTGAATCATAATCATTGCCTGACCAATATCCTCATACGCCTGCTTCTGCGCGGGATGAAGCCAAGCATTCAGTTTGAAACTGTTATCGATACCGACACGATTGCCGATAGCGTTAACAGCCAATCGCGGTAACGGGAGACTCAGTGCCGAGCCACCAGCGTTAACACGATTGCTACGAATTTCCGGCGTAGCAGCACGGCTGAATCCTAACCAGGTTCCAGTCGATGCATTGCTGTGATGGTAAGGAACACCAAACAGCGCCGGCAGGGAGTTAGGCGAACTAATACCATCAACCACAATCTTATCAGTGGCCGTAGCACCAGCGACTGCCGGTGTAACGTCGATGACCTTATTCGCAACGTCCCACTTAGTAATGACTCCCTTACCACGAAGGGTTGCGAGAGTCGTATCATATACCTGGACCGTCTGGCCGTAACGCACAAGACGTGCGCCGAAACCATCATCGTCCAGAGTATAAGTATCGACACCAGCCGCAGTAGAAACTGCTGAAATGACGCCCACGACGCCATTACCAGCCTGCATTAACTGGCTATCCAACTGACGACGTAATTCATCCAATGCAGTAGCCGTCAGACGGCGAACAGCATTAGTGATAGCCTTACGGTCGTTATCAGTTGACCACTGAGTTAACTTAGTGTATTCGATGTTCTCAGACACGAACACACAAGTTAAGACAGCCTTATCCCAAGTAGGACCGCCGCCCCGTCCCAGGTCGCCCCCGTTAGGGTCGAAATACTGGAAACTACCACCGGGACGCAGTTCCAATGGAACGCGCATCTGTCGATTCGAGATAACTTCTACGTCACGCTTCTTGATGTTAGCGTAGAACTTATCATCGCGCTCGAACAATACGCGAATCTTGGGAATCACCTTTTCCAGCTCTAAGGCTGTGACTTGTGATTCAACAACTGCCACTGTGTCTCCTTACTAATCCGTGAGGACTAGTCAGAGTTAAGGAATTCCAGCGATGACATTCCAGCAGGAATATCTTTCGCACTCTTAATTTTACCAGTCCGAGGCTTAACTTCTGAGGACTCGGATTTCCTAATGGTTGCCTTTGGATTCTTATCAGAATCATCTTTATCTTCAGAGTCATCTTTGACTCTTTTGCCAATTCCCTTCAAGGCTTCATTTCGGGCCCGTTTAATGACTGCGGGCAACAGTGTTTTAGCCTTTGAGAGAATAGCAGACCTAACTGCATCAGTCGAGGTTTTATCGTAGTTCTTCTCGGCAGCGCGTTGCCACAGCTTATCGACAAGAACCTTGAATCTTGTGTCACGTTCAATCAGAGTGTTAAGAGTTTCTAATGCATCGCGTGACGCATTCTTCTTAACATAGTCTGACATTGAACTCTTAGGGTCGATATGCTGAAGAACAGTATTCTTCAGAACATTATCAACCTTACCTTTAAGTTCTCCACGCGCAGTAGTTAAACGCTGCTCGTTAAAGCGACGTTCCTTCTCTGCTAATTCCTGGGACTTCTTATCACCCTGACCATTTGCATCTGAATCATCAAGATTCTGAGCAGGAGTATATTTAGTAGTTCCAAATACGAATTTATTTAACGCAATGGCTGCGTTCTGTAAATCCTCGTTATCGTTTTCTTTGCCATCACCATACATAGCAGCAACCGTATGCTTAACGACATTACTAATTACGTGGAAGTATGCCTTCTCATCAACTGCTCTGAGATTAGGCAAATAGTTATTAACCAGTTTATTGAATCCAGCTTTATTACCCTTCTGGACTGCCTGCAATAGTTTCTGAGTATTTCCTTGGAGAATATCACTCTCGAAGTTGTCAAGTGTTTTCTTAGCTTCAACAGCTTCTTTAGCATCATCAATAGTAGGTAACAATTCGGTGAATTGCTGCTCACGATAGTAAGCCTTTTCAAGATAAGGAAAATCCTTGAAAAGTTTCGGATACTTCTTGAGAATTTCCTGTCTACGAACAGGAGTAACTAATTCCAACTGTTCATCAGTTGGTCCTTCTAATTCATCTTCTAATGATTCGAGTTCGTCTAATTCCTCGTCCTCGTCATCATCCTTATCGTCCTTCTCAGTATCTTCGTCATCATCAGATTCTGGAGGCGTATCATCTCCAGCTTTCTCAGTTTCCTTAACAGACTTTTCCGGCTTAAGTTCGATAACCTCTGGTTCTTTGTCATCATCGGCTCCAAGGAAGTCAATGATACTTTCTTTATCACCACCCCCTGTGCCACCTAAGTCGTCAGGACTGTATAGTGGAAATTGAATGCTACGCCACAGTTTTAACATCGCCTTCTCCCTTTATGGGTGCAGTTCTTGACTTATTGGGTTTCTCTGGTGGCGCAGCACCTTCACCGCCAGGACCTAGCATTGGTGGGGGCATCATCATCATTTTGTATGACTTAGCATACAAAAGGACGTTCTTATACCCCATCTGATTATCAACCTTTGCCATACGTCCGGCTTCAGATTGTAACCAGCCTTTAAGAATTCTGAATCGTAATTCAGGAGTATCTACATCAGGGTCAGGCTGAATAGCAGGCTGCTCCACAGGGGGAGGCGGTGGCATACCAGCCATCATAGCTTGCTGTTCCATCATTGGGTCAGGAGGCATTTCTATTGGTTCAGAATTGAGAAGCGCCTTGATATCATCATAGGTAGCTTCAATCTCATCTTCACCGGGAACATAGAAGTCTGTTAACCCAATAGCCTCGCGAATGAATGGGAGATTCTCAGGAGCGCCAAGAATCGCCAAAATTTCAGGATTGCCACCATTAAGTAATTGCATAACGGTGTCACGAATCTGCCCCCACGTCATAGGCAAATTCTCATTGGCTTCTAATTCAATCTTACCAATCTTACCTTCGAGTTCGGCTTTCCGAATGTAAGTGTTGATAAAGTTGCCATCCTTAGTTCTCTGCACATCTCGTTCATCTTCTTGAACGATTTTAATATACATTGGAATGGCCTTACCAAAAACATTTTTCCATCCCATTGTTAACATTTTCCAAACATTCTGAAGTCGCTGTAATGCCTGCGAGCGACTCATTGAATATTCAGATGCAGTCTCACTACCTTGTAACTGTCCCCCGAAAATAGATGGCTGTGCAGCGGAGCACAACTGTCCTAATGACTGAATCTGATTAGCGAAAGGCATAACCTCTGCTGATAACGTGGCAGTTTTCATCTCGTGAAAACCTTCTGCCAACGTTTTGCCAGACTTAGCAGTAGCAGGGAATACACCACCAGGTGTAACTTCTGTTTGCTCGTATGCCTTGAAATTTAATACCGCAGGGTCAGCAAACGTCTGACCGACACCATGTTCCATAGTTTGGAGAGTAAGGGAAATAATATCATTAGTAATCTCTTGAACACTGGTAAGTAGCATACCAAGAGGGTCAAAGTAAACGAAGTCAGACAGTGGGTTATAAATAAGAGTCCAACAGTCGTCCATAGCCTCGGGTTCTGCACACGCATATTCGTCATTGACAAGAGTTACCTTTACTCCAAATGGAAATAGTTCTTTAAGTTCATCAAATGCATCCACGTCACCAAGGATATGAAAACGCTCAGGACGAATCCAACAATGTTTAGTAGTTACAACGTTCTCAGGATATGCACCCTGATATTGTGGAGAGAGTCTAGCCCACTGTTCATACTGGTCATATCCACCAGGACTAGAAGTGGTCTTAGCCATTTCCTTAGCAATCTTATCATTGCTTCGGATACCTTCATACTTATCCATCGCCTTTGTGTAATCTTCCTCAAAGGCATAGATAAGATACATGCATTCTTCTTGTTTCCTAGCAAAGTTGGAAACCTTGACATTTAAGCCACCATACGCTTCTAAGCATACGCGGCTCTTAGCCTGTTCAGTTTCACCAACTAATCTAGTAACAGTAAACGATTCCTGCTTTAACTCAGGGTCCATCAATTGCATACAAGATGGACATAAATCTTTTTCGGGACTGTTCCCAAGAATAGCACGAACAGCAACGTCGCCCTCATCAGGCATAAACTCTGCGTATTCGGTATCCTTCATTTCCTCATCTTCTCCCATAATACGGTCATCCATCTGGAAGCCGCACTGAGAGCAGACGGTATATTCGTGGTTCTCTACTGTGTCCTCATGTTTCTTTTCTTTGTAGGTTCCATACTTGGAATCTTTCTTAGTGTAGTTATAGTAGAACATTGCACCTTCAGTGCAATAAATGAAAAGTGAATGTAACCATAGTAGTGGGACATCGTTGTGACGATAAATTAATTGGGCAATCTTATCTCCAGTCCTAGCCGTAGCTAAGTCCAGAGTATCCTCAGCATCATCCGGATAACATTTAACAGGAGGAACGGTAACAGATAGTGCAGCGATGATGGATTCCAGGTAAGCCCGGAATACATTCATTTGCTTATCGTAGTATTCCTGGTCATTATTACCAGCAGCTTGTTCGTTATCCCAAATGCGCCAGTCATGCGCTACTTCAGAATACCAAACTTGAGTAAAGTTCTCCCAGAATAGCTTTAGCCTACGCCACTTTCTTAGCTGACGTTCACGTATAGCTATATCCTCTTTACCGCAGCCATCTGCGATAGACTTTAGCCAGGTTTGAACTTGCGGACTATACTCTTTACCCAAGTTAACCTCTAGGGCCAGTAATGTTTTCGGGCGGCATCATTTCTTCCCGTCCAAATATTCGTTGTAATAATCCCGGTTCGACCTTCGGCTTAGAGTTTTTTCTAATAGGTTTGCGGCTACGCTCAGCGATAGTAGGGTCAATCTGACCATTATCAGGGAGACGTATATCCTCACGCCTAACGTTGCGTAAAGCCTCACGGTTGACAGCTTCATCTTCAACTTTGTTAGGTTCATAGAACTTCCGCATGAAACCCCTGCTACCTTGTCCAACATGCGCAAGTTCATGAGTTAATACATCATCAATATTCTGTTTATCCTTTTCAATTAGTTCCCGATTCATAGCGACAGTTCCCATAGGACCAGTCACAGCATATGCATCGGGATACATTAGTTTAGATAGTCTACCCATTGGCATTACTCTGCCTAACTTAGCAGATTCCACAGGCATTTCATTCTGTCTACCAGCCATTGAGGCTTCTAGTGCAGGCCATTCTTTAGCAGTAGATTCAGACATAGGTCCACCGAATACCCTTTGCAGGATACTGGTAGATGGCATATCTTGTTTACGAGGCTTGGGATTCTCGCTCTTTTGCGGCAACACCAACCTCACGTTCTAAATCTGCAACTTCTTCGTCGCTAACTGCGTCAGCAGGCTTTGGTGCATTCTTAAGTAGTTTAGCTTTCTCTCTATCTTCTGTCTCTAACATTTGTCTCCTTACACTCCAAGGAGTATGACGTGAAGCAGAAGTTCTAATAGGTTGGAAAGTTTCGGGAGAAGCCGGCTCACGTTCTATGGGCTTATCCAATAGTCTATTGAGTAGTGTCTTGTTATCAAGTCTTAACTGTTCAACCTGGATACG